CTATAGTTAATGAAAGAAAAGCAAACAAAAATAATAAGTTAGATACTGACCCAGCCACTAATACTATTGCACTTAAAGGCAAAGATGGAGTATATACAGGTAAACGCCCAATAGATGAAACAGTAATGCATGAAGTTGGTCACTATCTAATTGACCACGTAGTAGACAACAGACAAGCATATCTAGAGTCTATTAAAGATCCAGCTAAACGCAAAGAGGTAGAGAACGCGCTTAATCGCCTAGATAACAACTATCGTTTTGTTAAAGATAAGTTGGGAAATAAGTTCAACATTCCAACAATGAAAGAGTTTTTAGCAGAAATATTTGGTAACTCAGAGTTTCAAATAGCTATTGCTAATCTTGACCCATACAAAACACCAGAACGAGTAGAAGGTTTTACCGGTCCACGTAAACAGTTTAGAAAATTTGAAGGTGGTCTGCTGCAGACTATTGTTAGAAACATTGCTAACGCTTTAGGATTTAGCAGCGATTTAGAAGGTGTAACGCTTAAAGAAATTTTAGACGATGTTTTTAAAATTGTGTCTTTACCTACCGCAGATATACGTGGCACAGAAGTTTCTTATCTGAAAAAAGTAGGAGATGATTTAAGAACCGACGGTCAAATATTCTTAAAAGATTATAAAAACTCTGCTTATGGTGTGAAAGACGAGTACAAACCTAAAGACTTAAACTACATTAAGAATTTATTCTTTACCAAACAAGGTTGGAAACGTATTGCTACCGCACTGCAAAATGAACGTTACGCAATAAAAGTTTGGGAAGATACTTTAGCTTTAGCTAAAAGAATTGAATACGACGGTAAAGATAAAATTAATAACATCTACGGACAGTTAACGTTATCTGTCTCAAGAGCTAAGAATATCTTCTATGACACCGTACAAGAAACTTATGAAGCGGTAAACAACGGTGTTATTAAACTTTCTAATGAGCTTGGTATAGATTCAAAAGACACCTTAGATTCGTTACATCGCATCATGGAGGCACTGCACGATCCTGAGCGTCGTCTAGTTAAATATATACTATCAGTGCCTCTGTCTACTGTAAAAGACATACCGCAAAACGGCGTTATGATTAGCGCTGCTGATCGCCGTGATCAAATTATAAAAATTTTAAACACCAGAACTATTACAGAAGATCAAGCCAAAGATTTAAGAAAACAACTTAACAATATTATTTTTACCACCGATGCTAACGGTAATCAAATACCTAATCCTAAATATGTGACATTGGCAGGCTCTAGTCCAGGAGTTAAAAGAGATTCAATCGATCCTAATAACGAAATATACAATGCAACCGGTCTAAGTCCCGCCGCAGCTGCTGAGCGTAAAAATGAATATGATAATTTAGACCCTAAAATAAAAGCTTTAATAGATGAGATCATAGTTAATCAACAGAAGCTACACAAAATTACAACTGGGCTTAACCAATCTGCAAACTACTGGTCTCAACCGGTTAGCAATCGCGTAGCTTTTTACGGGTTTAATAATTATGTGCCTTTAAAAGGTATAGATAAACACTCTGAAGCCGATGAAATGATGGATTTTGACGGAGAGAAATTAGGTAAAGAGTTACAAGAAGTTGCGTATGGATTTGACGGTCGTATGTCTGTGTCAGACAACCCAGTACTACAGTCGCTATCAGATGCTGTACGTGCAGCAATGCGTGCAGGACGTGTTGATTTAACTCAGGCTATTAAGAACTCTGTTAATGCAAATAAATTTAATCCAAAAGGACAAGGTCTTTTAGAGGGTGAAGTGCTTAGAAATATTACGTTTGAAGAGCGCCAAGATAAAAGTGTTTTAGATGCTCTACCCAAAGACAATACTATATTTCATTACAACCCAGACGGTAGTATTGACGTAATTGTAATTAGAGACAAAGCAAAACGAGAAGCCATTCGCCGTACTTATACAGATACTAATACGCTAACTAATCTTGCTAACCAGATTACAAGCGGTTTAGGTATGATGCATACCCGTTATAACTACAACTTTGCGCCTCTTAACTTTGTGCGTGATGCGTTAACCAATGCTTGGACACTTGGCGCACAAATGGGGCCACAGGAAGCCGCTCGTTTTATTGGGCAGATAACAAACAAAGTAGTTATAGGTAATAGTTTGCGTAAAGGTATGAAACTTGCACAACTATATGAAACTAAAGACTACAACAAAATACGAGAGTATGCTGAAAAAGACCCAATCTATAAAGAAATGGTGGAGTTTATAGAAGAAGGTGGTTTAGTTAGTTATCTGCAAGGTATATCTCTTAAGTCTACTGCCCAACAACTATTTAAAGAAGTAGGGCGCAGTGGCATTATGACGAAAGTAGATCAGTTAAATAGAGTCATAGATATTTGGACTAACATGTTTGAATTGTCTAGCCGTTCTGCTGCATATGCTATTGCTAAACAAAACTTTAAGGCTAAAGACAAGACTCTCACTGAAGAAGGTGCTAGAACAAAAGCCGCTGCTTACGCTAAAAACTTAGCTAACTTTGAGCAAGTAGGTAAGTATGGTAAAGAAATGGGTGCAGCTTTTATGTTCTTCCGTCCAGCTGCTACAGGTGCTGTACGTGCCATTGAGTCTGTAGCGCCAGCGTTTTCAAAATTAAATAAAATAATTGATACACTTCCTAATGAAGGAGCTTTTGCTTACGAACAAGTAAAAGGCGGTCCTAGAGTATATAAAGACCCTCAAGCCATAGCAGAGTTTAAAGCTAACTATGCTTTCCAACAAAAATCAGCCCGTTACATGATTACGGCTTTGATGGGTGCGGGTGCTTTTGCATACGCCATGGCTTTAATGATGGCAGATGAAGATGATTTAGGTAGAAATAAAGTCATGAACGATGATATGAATCAATGGTCTCGTTTCTGGCGTATTTATATTCCAGGGTTTGAGACTCCACTTCAACTACCGTGGGGCTTTGGAAATGGCGCATTTTTAGCTGCAGGTTCACAGTTTGCAGGTGTAATAAGTGGGCATCAGTCAATGGGAAAAGCGTTTCAAAATATTGTTACTCAAATATCGTTAGACTCATTTGTGCCAATTCCTGTATCTAGAATGGACGTAACAGATAATCCTGGAGCATGGTTTGTAGATTCATTAACGCCAAGTATGTTCCGTCCTATAGTTGAATTTGTCATGAACAAAAATGGTCTTGGGCAAGATATTTATAACGACTCTAATCGTCGTATGGGCGACGCATATCTTGGGGGCGACAACATTCCAGAAATTTATAAACTAATGGCTGCTAATTTATTTAAACGTTCTGACGGATCAATTGATATATCGCCTAATACTCTTTATTTTCTTGCCAACAGCTACATAGACGGCCCTGCGCGTGTTATTGATTCTCTTGTTAACGCAGGTTACTTAGTTGCTGGCACAAAAGAATTTAAAGCTAAAACTGATTTACCATTTTTAGGTTCCTTTATAGGTGCGGTTCCTAACGTTGACAGTCGTGAGTTTAAAAAGTTTGAAAAAGAAATTATTGAGAAACAACAACGTCTCAATATGACTAAAAACGACCCTGAAACTTATTACAGAATACTAGATAAAGATCCATTAGCTGAAGTAGTTATTAAGATATACAACAAATCTAGTGGGAAATTAAATAAGTTACGGCAAGAAGCAAACGAAATCCGTCGTAGTCAAGAGTACACGCCTAAAGACAAAACTGAATTACTCAAAGAAAATACTCTTGAACAAAACATTATAAAATATTTCTTAATAGAAGATTTCAAAGCATACGGTATTAAACCTTAACCTGTACGCCAACAACGCACACCAAGATATCCTTCGTTCGTTGTAACGTAAGACTTTATACGAATGCCAACGCGCTTAGCGCCACAGTCAACAGAATAAATTAACTCTGCAGGGCGGATGGTAGGGATAAAGAAACTATCCCCCACGTCCATACTTTCAAATGGCAGTAGCCATTCAGGCTCAATTATCTTCGTCGGTTCCATGTGGCAGGTCAGGTAAAGTTGATTTAAAGTTATAAGCCCAAACGTTCTCAGGATTACCTGTGCTTCTCCAACCAGAACTTAGTCTTACTTTCTTGGTGTCAATTAAAATATTCTTCTGTTTCATGTAGTCCTCAAACTCAGCCACGTTAATGTGTTTTAGATGTAGGTATTCTTTAAACTTAGTTTTAGATACTTGGTAAAGACTTTCATCAGAGACACAACGCGCTACGAGCTGGCCCCTAGGTTCGTATGTCATCTTACCGTCTTTAATAACTAAGGTATTAGGTATGTGCATATTCATAAAGTCACCGAGTATGGACTCGTAATCAACCTTATTAACCTTAATCACATTTTCACGGACATTAATCATGCGTTGTACAACATTATCGTAAACACGATCTAACTCTAAAGATATTAAATTAGCAGAAGTAGCTATGTCGCCACCTGTCATAGCTGCGGTAATTAAGTTTTCATAAAAACGGTAAGAGTTGTCATTACAGAAATCTTTAGTAAACCTATCCCGCCAACTACCAACCCTGTCTTCTATATAGTTGTCGCCTAGTCTTAATGCCTCTTGGACATAGGGGATACCTGCGTGCCCAAAGTTAGTACGGAAAGTATCAAATATCTGCCGCCCTAAAGTACCACCCATTTCGCCCTGTAATAGATTAGGTTTATTAACCATAAACTCAATTACACGAGCTGCCTCACCATCAGGGTTTGCATACTCTGCTTCTAACTTGCCATAAATAGAACGGTTACTAGTAAGAAGCGCAATCAAAGCGGCGGACTGTTCGTATTCACGTTCTGCGTTAACAGAAGCCTGCATCCTAATCTTAGCTTTGCCATGAGATATTTTGTGGATTAACTGAGAAAGCACTTTACCGTCTTTGTTACTAATCTCATCAATGCCTAGCATCAAACTATGCAATCCTAAGTAACGCCCTGTCATACCATTATCAGTCGCATCAAAAACGCTTAGCTCTTTTGGATTGCCAAAGATACTAAGCCCTGCGTACATAGCTCCTGTCTTAGCGTTACCTGTACCCCCAGTAAGGCACAATACAACGCCTGAAGTTGACATATACTCCATTAAAGGCGACCCAAATCCACATAACATGCCGAATGCATGGATTTCTAGCTCATGCCTATTTAACTCTTTAGCAGCGGCTTTCCACTTGTCAAATGAACCAATTGGTTTTAAGTGGCGTGAGATCATACGTACCATAGGAGATGCAGCTGATTTAACAACTTTGCCTTCAGCTGTAACCTCGCTGTTGCCAATTACAAAAGAACGTTCAGCCCACTTGCCATCAAATTTAGGTTCAGTCCAGCCCATCTGCATACGCATTATTTCGGCTTTTTGAAAGTTAATCATGTATTGTTCCCATTTAATTACGTAGTTTGCTAAGTGCGGTATATGTTCAGTTTGAGGCATTACGCCACTACTAACCATAATCTTTTTAAAGTCTTCTTGTGCATACACATTTTTCATCGGTAACAAAAACTCTCGCGCACCGTCGTTAGGTAACACTAAGCGCATTGTTAAACACTCGCCATCTATCTTGCTATATAAGCGCTGAACAGGATATAGATCGTGTGGCAGAATTAATATAGGTTGTTGGGTGTGTACTACCCCTTTCTTATCTATCTTAGGTGGGGGTGTAAAATAAATACCACCATGCATGCCTCGTGCAAATGGGTTTAAGAAGTTTGGGAAAGCAGGAACTTCTTGGGCAGTCGGTGCCTCCCAAACTGCGTCCTCTTTACTTGGCGAGGCGGCAACTTGGAACTCTTTTCCAAGGACGATTGGGGTTTTAATTCTTCCTCTGTGAGAGCATCCTTCGCATTTGCTTGAGTCTTCTTTGATAAACCAATCACAGGTTCTTGGGGCATTAAAAGAATGGGCAGTTTTTTCTGTTTCATTATGGTTATAGTTCTCGTAGTCTTCTGACATTTGATGGATAGCTGTCGCCCCATCTTCGCAATGCACGGCTATGGTTAAACCTCCAGCCCATAAATTCCGTGACACAGAATTAGGTTCTTCTAGCATGTAACGTATCTGATTACAGCCTGTACCGGTAAGACTCTTCTCGGCAATTTCCGCAAAGACGTACTTAAAGTTATCCATGTTTAGCGCTTTGCGAGTCTCTTCGTCCAACCCTTTCTTTACATGCGCTAATACATCATCAGGAGACAGTTCAGCTTCACCAAGAAACTCTTTGAACGCATCAAAGCTATAAGTGTAAATCTCGTCACTAAGAATCTTACTTTCTGATGGCGGGTCGGTTTTGTAGTTTAAAGTCTCAGGGCAGCGCATAATCCGTGCCGCATCTGCCATCACCGCTGCATCAGCTTTTATTCTTGCTAATACATAAGACTTAAATTTTTCTGCGTAAGGAAGGTACTCAGCGATGGATACATCTTCTTCCAATATCCAATAGGCGTGTATGCCTGTGCCTGAGTCTAGGACTACGGGAGGGGGTAGTTCAGACTCTTCAAGAAATTTATCTAAAGCTACTAGAGCGTCGTCTTTATTAGCATAGCCTTTACCTTCAGCAGCTTTATCTTCGCCGCAGTCTAAATCAATAAAGAATGACCGATAAAACAACGCATTGTCTGCCTTCCTACTAAATCCGTCAAATGAACCTAACGCTACATAAGTGTTTAATCCTTGCTTTTTAATCTTCTCAATTTGTTTAAATACATCGTCGAGGGTTTCTGCAAAACGGTTTGTTATTTTTTTAGATTCTTGTTCTATTCCGCTAACGCAATAAACACCCTGCTTTGGTAATGCTTTCTCGTAAAATTGTTTTAACATATGCGCAGAGTCTAAAAAGGCGGATTGCTCCGCCTTGGTTAATAGGTGAGGTACTCATGCAGCATGTATGTGAAGCATGCCTGTAACTAAATGCACTTTCCCCCGTCGTTTAAATCTTTTGCCCGATCATCTCCTCTATATATGTCTTAGCTTCTTGAGTGTTCTTTGCAGGCAACATCCCTTTAGCCGTGTCACTTTCAACTAGATCGGTAAATACTTCTACTAACTTTCTATTCTTATCACGAATTGGTTTGCCACGGAACCAGCTGTAAACTGTCATTCTTGTAACTTTTAGCGCAACCGCTACATACTTTGCTGGAAGATTAGCGCCAACACATGCTTGTGCTAATGCAATACCAGACTTGTTGGGGTCTTGCTGTTTTACTTGATTGATAAACTCTTGGCTGTACGTCCGTGGCATTCCCTACTCCTTAAACAGCAGCGGTCTTTTTAGACCATTTTTTAACGATAGCTGACACATCCTTAGCCGTCTCACCAACAGGAGCGTCTGAGTCACGCTTAATTGGTTCAGGAACTTCAGGTTGTGCTACTTCAACTGCCTCTTCTGCAATGCTATCCGTTTGGAAAACATTGAGTTTAATAGCAGCTTCTGCGGCAGCGCTCTTTGCTTGACGGGCAACTATCTCTAGTTGATCATCAGGTACTGCACCTACAGGGGCAAACAACACCTTTGGTGTAGGAGATTTTGTATCAAAAGCCATCTTAGTAATCACGCGACCGGCGGACACATTGTGTGACGCCAAGTGCTGAATGTACGGACGGAAAGGCCAACGACCATTATCTTCTTTACCGAACGCTGAGGTAGCTGGGAGAACTAACTGCATAACGTCACCTGCTGGGTCTTGTGGTAACACGACTGCGGTGCGCCATGACAGTTTACATTTAGTTCCTAAACCGTTATCTCCTGAACCTTTTGCGCTGTTTGGACAAGCTGTACAACTATTTGCGACTGGACTCTTAACTCCCTCGTCGGGTGTCTCTGAATCACTAGACCAACAAGCGGGAGATACCTTCTCTCCTTCTTTGTAGCCTTTGTCATAGTACATACGTGAGGCTTTGTGTGCCATCTTTACAATGATGACATTCATGTGACGGTCTTCAATAGCACCGATTTCTTTGCCACCAGTATATTTACGGAATACACCTCCTTTAATAGAGATGCGTTTATTTCCTTGGCGATTACCACCCGCTACTGCTAAGGTATCTTCGTCAAGACCACCCGTTGTTGCTAGGGCGCTTAGATTTACTGCGGTTAATTCTGTGCTCATAACTACTCCTTTTAACTAAATTTAACTAGAGGCGGGTTTGCGGACTACTATACCGAATTCCCGCATTACATTTACACCGGGCGGCAAACCATCTTGCTGATGCTCGGACATAAATTCTTTAAAGTTGCCCTGATGGATACGACGTTCCAACAGTTCAACGGCTTCATTGTCTAGAACAAAATTTCTAAAATTGTCCCAGTCGTTGCAATAAAAACGTTCGTTTAATTTACGGATGACAGTACCGTGTTGAGTCTTAATGCTATCTGCATTAGTATCGTTACATACACTAAGCATTGACTGTTCGATGAGGGTCATGTCTTCCTTTAATTTTTTATCTTGTTCTTCATACTCATGAAGAATCTTCTCACGCTCAAATCTTATTGTCAAGTACGCTTTTACTAAATCTTCTAAATTACTCATCTTTTATTCCTAACTCTTCCTTGTATAAATCAACCAACTTTTCATGGCTATCTATTTTGCTCTGCAACATTTGATACATTTTTCTTTCAATTTCAGAGCCTTGCAAATGAACTATCGTCATCTTGTTAACCTGACCGACACGATCAATACGAGCCACGCATTGCAGGTATGTTTCCACACTCATAACCGGCGACCAGAAAACTACTGTATCAGCTGCGGTTAGAGTCACACCATGCGATGCTGCTTGCGGTTGAATAATTAAAACTCGTGGAAATTCATTGGTTTGGAAACGATTAATAATGTTTCCTCGTTCTTTAGCAGCTACTTGTCCGTTAATTATTTCATTGCTGACTCCTTGTTCATTTAAGTATTTAGCCACCAACTCAATGGTGTGGCGGTATGGCACAAAGATAATGACTTTATGTTCAGTCTCATCTAGCACCTCTGTAAGGGCATTTAAGCGTGGTGATACATCAAACTCCACAACTTCATGGGTGTCTGTATAGACAGCCCCTCCCGAAATCTGTAATAGCTTTGTTAGCTTTGCCGCAGCATTCACAGCACTAATCTGCTCACCTGCCGCCTCAACAAGCATTTGATTCTTAATTGCGCTGTAATATTTCTTTACTTGAGGGGTAAGTGCTACCTCTCTAGTTTGATACGTTACTGGGGGTAAATCTAAACATTCTGCTTTGGTGAAACGAATAGCAGGTTGTAAAGCATTAAATACTTCTTGTTTAGCATGAGGTCTAGGCACGTATTTAAAACGAGTTATTTGATGCATAACTTTGTCTCGCCACGCAGTAAAGTATTTAGGTACGTTTCCGGGTGCTACTAACCTAGCCAAACCATAAGCGTCTAGCGGTGATTGAGAAGCGGGGGTGCCTGTTAGCATCCAAAGTTTAGTTGAGGGCATAAGTAATTTAGCTAGTGTTTTCCAACGTTTGGTAGTAACTGTTTTATAAGCGTTAGCTTCATCAATTACTATTAGGTCAAACCCTAGTTTACATATTACATCGCTAACAATTCCTACGCCATCGTAATTAATAATAACAAATTCATATGAGCCGTTAAGAATTTTTCTACGCTTATTGACGTCACCATAAGCCACAGCAACGGTGCGGTGCATAGCAGTTTTAAATATATCTGCTTGCCATGCTGAGTACATAATAGATAGAGGGCAAACAACTAACACTCGTTTGACTAACCCTTTTGTCATTAGATAGTCAGCCGCCCATATTACAGAAGAGGTCTTGCCTGTACCTGCCTCATTGAAGCAGAAAGCCCTGTCTCGTAGTGATAGAAACGCAGAGGTTGTTTTTTGGTGGTCGAATGGTGTGAACAATCCGGGCCAGGCGTACTCTTTTAGCATCGGTGAAGGAAGTTTTAGCTCACTGTAAAACTTAGCAATGTGTTGCATTTCCTTGATGCCCCAATGAACCACAATATCGGCGGTCTTACCGTTATCTTTTAGTACCTCGCTTTTTTCAAGATAATTTGTTATGTAAGGCACATAATCTGACCGTACCGTGAGGCGTAATGCTTCTTGTTCTATTAGTTCCACAACTGTCCTTTACTAGATTATTAACGTAACCCCTTACGGGGGTTAGTCGGTCAGACCTGTCACGCCAAGGAGAAGTAGCTGAGATAACAAACCCTAAAGGGAAAAACTCAGTCTTCACGAACGTCGCCCAACTGACATGGTTGTAGGGTCATCATAAACCCCCTACTGCCCACTCATGCCTTACAGCAGTTACTTTTTCTTTCTTTCCTTCTTACTTGTTTCTGATACTAAATTACCTTTAGAGTCTCTTTTAAATGAACGATTCTTAGCGGCGGTAGTAATGTATGTTCCGTCTTTATTAGAACCCCCTTTATCCATTGCTTTGCGGTGGGCTACATCCTTACCCTCCCGTGCATCAGCTTTGCCATTGCCATTACTATCAGGAAGTTTTTTATCAATACCTCTTCTAGCCCGTTGGCGTTCCATGCGGTTGCCGTGTTCGCCACGAGTTTTTTGTTGCTGATATTCTTTTTTGTAAGGTCTTGGTTTAGTAACGTAAGGCATTATTTTTCCTTATAAAATTCACATGATTTGACAGGACACCACCCACATAGGGGGGTAGGATTAGCTTGCCAAACATCATTTTCGTACGAAAGTTGGAGTCTGGCAAGGTCTCCTTCAAACGACCTCCAGAGCTTGTTTATATCGTCCCGAGTGTATTCTTCACTCATAAAACTTTCATGCACTATGAATAGTAGACCAGCTTTAATTATCATTACTTCAGGGAAATGAGCAAAGGTCATTAACGCCATTAGCTTTAACTGTTTAGGGTCAGGATAGCGATTATTACCAGTCTTGTAGTCAACAATAAATGCATGATCTCCGTCTATGATTAGTAAATCTACTATGCCGCGTACCCAGTAACCTTTACCGTATTGACATGGTTCTTTGTCATAATTCAGCGCCATGCGGTGCTCAGGATATTTAGTCCCTGAAATCTCAACTAAAGAATCTAATGCTGGTTTAAAACGCTTATAGTTTTCAGCTAGGGGTGTACCCTCACTTACATAGTCTTCACAGGCTTTATGCACCTCCGTGCCATAACGCATCTGTTCAGTAGGATATTTAATGTAGCGCTTAAGTACCTTTATTTCTTGATACTGTCTTGGACAATTAATGTAATCTTTGAGAGAGGAGAATGACCAAGTAAAGTTCATTTTGACATATTACCATGTTTAGGTTATAGTAGTAATTCAGATAGACGTTCATTACTTCCAATATTACCTTTTAAAAAAGTGTTAAACGATAAACTAATGCGTAGATTAGAGTCTTGTTTTGGTAGAACAGAATGAACTAAATGCGAGGGAAATATTAATAACTGCCCCGTTTTTACTGGATACCACCACGATTCAGAGTTAAATATATTCCATTCAGTAGGTACTAAATTAATTTGTTTGTACATACTGTTATAAAACTCAATCTTATCCGTAGCTTTGTCTGCACTGATATACAGAACACCTGATAAATAACTATTTTGATGGTAATGCCTATGATGAAACTGCCCCAAACCCGTATAATTAACCCACGATTGTGTAATATACACTTTCACATTTGGGTTAGCACAAATAACGGTGTCCATGTAGTTTTGAACACCGCCTAATAGACTAGACTTCAAACTAGCCAACTCAGGTTTATCTAAAACATAAGAATCTACACTACTTAAATTACCAGTATTACTTGTACATGGTAAGTTAGATAGTAATGCTAACTCCTTTGCCGTAAATTTACGCTCTAGATCACTAGATACAATTACTAGTGGGAACAATGTATTAATAGTGTAATTTTTCATCTCACCCCCTTGGTAGTTGACCGCTAAAGTTGTACGTTCCGCTAGGCAACTTAATTATTTCCTCATCTGTTAGTGTCTTTAACTGTGGTGAGCAAGTATGAATAGAATCGTCTGCAACCCTTTTGCCACAATCCAAGCAAGTAGTCCACGCTACTGGTTCATTGTTCATTTCTCTTGTGCCTTTCTTGCTTGTTTAATTTCTTCTAACATCTTTTCCATTAGGTCTGCGCAATAACCCATAAAAGGAAATTTGGTTGTTCCATTAGCGACACTACGTGCCAGCCCAATAGTATTTTCAACTGTTTGTATGCTCACTTTTCTCATTTCCATTCCTCCATCTCTCCGTAGTTCTGTCCGTAATGCGCTTCACACGCCACAGGTAATCCTTTAGCCCAATCAGGTGGCTTTGACATGACCTCGACGATCCAAGCACAAGCCTCATTTACCTCGTCTTCGGGGACTACGCACACCGCCGCATCGTGAACTGTTAACACGGGGCGATAGCGCTCAGTTAGTTTAATCATCTGTTGACCCACAATAATCCTAGCAAGTGCTTGAACTACGTTCTCCACCACAGAACCGCCCCATAGAGACACGGGGCCTTTACGTGACTGATATATGTGTCCACTATTAGCTTTCTCATCATTGAGTTTTAGGTCAGGGTAACGTATATACAACCCGTTCGGTAGTTTTATACCCTCCTTGGTTACAGTCAAACATCTGTGCTTGCCAAGGTAGTATGGTTTGGTGTCCTCCCAATTAGCCATATCCCCAATAGCTTTGTCGGCTTTCCTCCATAAACTGATGATCTTGGCGTTCTTCTCTCTATACAAATCCACAATCCGTTTGGATTCTGTCTCGTCAATCACAACCCCAGGGGGTGTTGTCTTTAGTGTGTGCTGTAACTTTAATGCGCCAGTCCCGTAACCAAGTCCCAAGATACAGGTCTTACCCACAAACCGTTCAATAGGATCTTTCTTACTAATGGGTCGCTCATAGACTGATGTAGCAAATATGGAGTAAACATCTTCACCTTTAGCAAACTGCTCAACCACATCGTCTTGCCCAGCCAACCACGCTAAGACACGAGCCTCAATCTGTGAGGAGTCGCAATTAATTACAACGTAGTCTTCGGGGGCAACAACGGCATTTTTGAGCGTCTTCTTTTTGACATCACGGGAGGGGAGATTTTGAAAGTTAACTTTGTCAGAACCAGCCCAACGACCAGTATGAGCGCCATAATACTTAAGAGGAATAGGCAAACGACCTTTATTGCGAGAACCAACATCAATGAACCTTTCTATCCTTGACTCTTCGATTGTAGACTTAGTACCAAGACGCACCGCACATAGCTGTTGTATAAACGGGTCTTCATGTTCTGTCAACGCAATGAACCCTTCGTCATTCTTAGCAAGAGCGTAGGTGTCTTTGCCCGTAGTCTTGGACTCTTTCATCGGGGCAGGTACGTTAAATGTTTGTAGTAACTCGGCAAACTGCTTGTTGCTTGCTAACTTCTTGCGCACCGCTTCTTCGTTCTCACACCCCAGTTTCTCCTTGAGTGTCCCTAATAACTGTAACTTCTCATGCTTTAGCTCGTCCAAACGCTGAACCAGCAACGCATCATCAACCTCCAGTACGGGGTGAATAAACATGCGCAAAGTTAAATCTATGAGTTGTAATTCTTCTTTTGGAAACGCGCTCGACAATACTTGGAAAAGCTTAAAAGTTAACTCGACATCGTTCTTGCAATATTCGCCGTAGCGCTCGAGTTCTAAAGAGGTGAAACCAGTTATCTGCTTGCCCTTGGCTTCGATAACCTCCTTGCCTTTCTCGCCTAATTTGTAACGCTCAACTAGCGACGCTAAAGAGCCACCAACTTCTACACCATGCACCGCACGACCCATGGATAATGTATCTAAATATAGAGAGGGCTTGATGCCAAAGCGCCAAGCAAGGATTGCCCCATCAAACATAGTGTTATGACAAAGGAGAGCAGAATCGTTCCACGGGAGGGTGGAAAGGTATTTTTGGATGTCGATGTGCGACCCTGAGAACCACTTGGTCTCGCCCTCGCCAACCTTGACACCGACACCGATTACCTCAAAGCGTTTATCTCTGATGTATTCCTCAGTTGTCAATTTAGTTAGCGAGTAGTCTTGAGCGTAGTACGTCTCAAAGTCCAAGGCAATTAGATTCACACTTCTCCTTAAATAACAAAACCAATAGTTACAAAAATAGGGAGCAAAGCCGAAGCCTAACTCCCTAGGGGTTACTTACTTAAATTATTAATCTCACGGGTGAGATACCATTGCGCCTTCTTTAAGTCCTCAAGTTTGTTCCCCTTATGATCCGCACGAGAAACATACTTGATTACATTACCTAGGTTGTAGCTAAAGTTTTTAGACTCTATGAAATCTATAACTTCTATGCCACCGACTTTGTAATGCGCTGGGTGATTGACGTTATCAGCACCTTGCATCCTTAGTCTTCCACGACCCTGTGTAACGGCATTTACGATGTCTGCTACACGATCTACTTCTTTCTCATGGACTTCGGTCATCTTGCGTAATCTTGATGCTACGTTATAGACAAGCTTAACGTTCGTGCCTGTAGCTAACGCTACTTGTTTCGGTTTTGCATGAGGGTGTTTAGCAATATAATTTGCTATTTTTTTACTACCATTTACTCTTTTCATTTACTTCTCCTTTTTAATAAAACGACGTTTTACTGCAACAATACCCTTATCGGGTTCTTCTACCATCATTGACTTTGCAAGCTGTTTTGCTCGGGAAGGAATCTCTTCAGCAGAGTAGTCTCCGTTGATTACTAAACCTACCATAGCAAAACCAGCATACAAAGCTTCTAGGTATTCTTTATCTTGTTCACTCATTGTTCTCCTTTCCCTCACGATTCTTCTTGAAGAAGAAGTCGTTGCGGTACTCGGTAGGTGGGCGAAAGCCATGACGTTTCCATGTCTTCATTACGTCTGCGCCTGTTGTCCACACAAATCTTGAATTAGTTTCCACGGCATAGTGGAACGCTGATTCCTGTTCTACGTTCTCGACGGCTCTCAGCTGGCGGAAGGTTTTCAATTTGTTCATTTACTTCTCCTTTTAAAGATTGCTCAACTAATTCTATCGCTTTACTGAACCCAGCGATATATGCCTTTTCTTGCATTGCACCAAATCGAGATTCCTCCCACATTCTTTCTAATGCACACCATCTTTCATACTCTTTCTTTGCTCTCATCAGCATCTCCCGTCGTCATCAAACGTCATAAAATAAAGTCCTAAGTCATCGAGATTGTCTTCATTAATAACAAACGTAACACCGCCACTTTCTGCTATTCGTGATAGTTCTCGCTCTTGTAATGCAGTCGTCTTTCCCTTGCCAGCCTTGGTTTCTATGGCGATGAACTGCCCATTAAAACAAGCAATAATGTCAGGTACACCAGCACGACCATACCCTCCTGTCGCTGGCATAAAGTAGTAGACCTTGTGTTCATCTAAAACTTTCTTAACTTTTGTTTTTACCTTGGCTTCAGGTGTCATAGTGTCTCTCCTTCCATCACCCCACCTCGCAGTAGGCACAAGGTTTTGTGGGGTAAGATTAAACAAAAATAACTGTCACTTACTCGCCAACCAATCTCTCTGATATTCTCATTGGGTGCAGTCATCAAAGATAACATAGTAGCTTCGTGGTCTTGCAATATACGATGCGGTGACGCAAGGATCATAGCCATCTTAGTTTTGATTTCATCAGGCAATGAGTCTTCATCAAATACCCGAGTAAAAAAGTTATCAACATAGATGGTGTATTTATTTCCTTGACGACGCAACGGTACACGATATAAGTTCCAGTCATACTGAGATACTATTGGGCTTAGGATTGTACGTTCGAGCATGGTGTCAGCGCCCATACAAGATTGTAAGAATCAAGAAAGAAAGAGTAAGTAATAATCATGTCAAAATCACTTAAGAACACACTAGTCTGTGGAATCGTATTTGCAATGAACTTATCTGTTTTATCTTGCATGTGAACTTTCATCATTAACATAATCGGTTTAAGATTTTCATACTCATCTAAGTTACAAACTCGCTTGAATGGTTTAACTATTTGATACACATCATGCAATCGCTGTGTTGACACAGTCGGTATTTGCTTTACTGACCCAACAAGCAAGTGACCATTATTATCTGCACCTACACACCAAAACTCATTACCAAAGAATCGATTTACTTCTCGTTGCTTTTCTTCTTTGATTTTATCTAGCTTGTTATATTTGTCAAGTAGTTCTTGACATATATTTGTGTCTAGTTGATATGTTTTTGTATCAGGACTTACACCTAGTGCTTTTTGCAATAGCGCATGAAGCACGTCAGCATTAATATCAACTTGTTTGGTTGACTTACCAAAAGTTTCTTTCATCACACTCATGCCTCTATGCCAAACCTCAGCTTGCTGATCAATCAATCGCCCGATAGAGGGCACTACGTTCTGACGCTTTAGCGTACCCATCAGCGTTGAGAGTTTCTTACTATGGATCGTCTCTCGATCAGCCATACCGCGCCCTCTCTCTTTTGCATAGAAAGGACTGCGATAGTTGTAGACTGT